AAAAGAAGAGATACAATTCTTTTTGATTCTCAAAGTATTGTGTCTGGGTTATTTAATTTATTTTCTGACAAACCAGATGACACTTTTGAGCAAAAATTAATGTTAAAGCCTGTAGATACAGGAGATCCTGGGGATATGATTTTTTCTGTTGTTCTTAGAAAAACATATGCAGATGGCAAAATTATTGATTTAGATATTCCTTATACTGAAGATGGTGTAGAAAAACCATTAATGTATAATGTTATGGATTTTAAAGATTTAGGTAAACCTACATTTACAAATGCTAATGAATTACAAATGCAATTTTATAAGGATTTATATAAAGATTTAGGAGCGCAATTTTAATGAGTGAAAATTTACCTCGTTTTGATTTTAATAGAGATTACGTTCCATCTTTGCGTAGTAACCCACACCATATTAGAACATACTATGATAATGGTGTTTATAGAAAAAATCCCACATTTGGACAAACAATATCTGCATCATTTGGATATACATATTCACCGTTAGCAAACTGGGCTGTTGCTCATAGTGATCCAGAATATACACGTGTAGACCAAAATTATTTAAATAGTGAAACATTTAATAAAGCTGTAGAAAGTTTTGCGCCAGAATATCATTCATATTTAGCAGGTGCTAATAATGAAAAGCATATGAAATTTTTACAAAATACAATTATACAAGGACAACAAAGAAGAGAAATACTTGCAGACTCACCGTTATTTTCACAGTTTGTTGCAGGATTTTTTGATCCTGTTAATTTTATTGCGTTGCCTTTTGGTGGCCCTGCTCTTGGGGTAGCAAGATCAGCAACAAGAGTAGGAGCAGGAGTTGGTGTATTAGTTGCAGGACAAGAAGCGTTAAGAATACCATTTGATCCTGATGCTTCTTTTGAAGAGGCTTATTATTCTATTGGTTCAGGTATTTTGTTTGGTGGTGCAATGGGTGCAATTTTTGGTGCAATGCCTAAATTGCGTAACCAAATAGAAACAAAAGCAAAAAAAGAAGTTATTGAAGCTAATAAAATTTATGATGATCCTGATTTTCAACAAATTGAAATGCATAAACAAACACGAATTACAGACCCAGATAAATTAGGTTTAAAACAAAAAACAAGTGAGCAATTAAGAATAGATATTGAAGAATTTGATGCACAAATAAAAGGTGCTACAAAATTAAATGATAGATTATCACAAGCAATAAAGTTTTTTAAAACAATAGAAAAACAACCTGATGGCTTTAAAAGTGGAGAATTAACTTTACCAGTACAATATGGAAATTTTGAAAGTTATTTTAAAGCTGTTAAAAAATTAGCATTAGCAGATGCAGTTAGTTTAAAAGCGGCTGGAGATACAGGGTTCTTAGCGGCAAAAAGAGCTATAATAAATAATTGGGAAAGAAAAAATAAAAGGCAAGCACCTAATAATTTAAAAGATGAAACTATTGTTGTTAATAGTACTGATGATTTACTAAGAACTTTAGCAATAGGAAAATCAAAAAAAGAAATTTTATTGTCGACTTATATTTGCCATCCTTCAATGGGCAACAATGAAAGTTCTGGAATAGGGG